GCGGGGAGAACGAATTGTAGACCGCGATCAAAGAATTGTTGCAGTCATTGATCGCGGTCGCAATCTCTGCAATCCATGCTCCATCCTGAGTGCCAGGTCCGAAATTAACATCGCTGCCGTAGATCGAGGAATAGGACGCCTGAAGGGAGGCGAGGATCTGCGCGAACGTTGGCGCGACCGGACCTTGAGGCGTGATTTGGACCGCGAGACTCGTCATCAGATCGTCACTGGCCCTAAGGGAATCGGTTCCTGACTATACTGCGTTTGGATCAGCACGCTAGGCGGAATGACGAGCTGTCGTGTCTGCGGAGTGAACTGGCTGGAGTAATTGATCAGCTCCGTGACCCCCGGCACGCCAAGGATCGCCTGTCGGATCACGAGATCGTAGAGCGACTTGGTGCCAGTTCCGATCACCTCCGTCGCATACGGCACGCCGGCAGTCACATCGAGAAACCACTCGCCCTGCATCAGCCGCAAGGTGGTCAGCACAAGCTGCCGCACGCATGCGCTTGAGTTGACCAGGAAGTCGGCTGTCGAAAGTCCGAACAGCATGTCGCCATTCGCATCCTGGGTTCGCACTCTCATGTCAGGAGCACCTTTTTGATCGATCCGCCGATATTGGCATAAAGACCAATCGTGTTGTTCACGGTGTCCGAGATGACCACCGTCGTGCCAGGAATGGGAATATTTGTTGAAGATGGAGCACCAGCGCTCTGCTGAATGCCGAAAGCCGGACCGGCACCCGTCGTGTAACTGGACGTCGAATCAATGAAAATACCACTGCCAGGAATATAAGAAGATGTGTTGTTTCCAGAGGCGTCAGTGAAGTTGGCGTATTGTTTCAAGTTTAGCTGCGGTCCCGTGACTGTCGCCGCGCTGGCATCAAAGGTCGCAAGCATGGTGCAATTGGACCAACTGCTTCCTAATAGAAAATCACCACTAAACACAGGCGACCCGGTGAACGTGAGCGCCACAGGGCCGATCGTCAATTGTGAGAAGCCACTATACTGAGCAAAGTAGCTCGGCAGGGAGCCGTTGACATTGCAACTATCAATTCCGGCACCAAGGCTGACGTTCGCATAATTCTGTGCGGATATGCCGCCCTGGCCATTGGCAAGATTGAAATTCAAGTAGCCGAGGGTCACGGTTGACCCGGATGCGCTCAAACATGTGCTGCCGGATACGGTCCCGTCCAATGTGAAGCCGTATATGCTGAGACTTCCGTTGAACCCGGAGGCCGTGATAGGCGCACCACTCGATGGCTTGATGATGCAGTTAGCTTGAGCCGCTATGTCCCCGGTGATCGCGAGCGAAAAATTGTACCCCGGCATCGCGTTAAGAGTGACACTTTCCGCCAGCGTTCCATCAGCGACAATGATCGCTGTGGCGCAGAAGAATTGATAATAATTTTTTGTAAGGTAGTTGATGGCGTACTGAAGATGCTGCCAAGCCGTCCCGCTAGTGAGACCGTTGTTGGTGTCATTACCCGCGACCGGATCAACATAGAATGTCGTGTTGGCGGTTAGGAGAGTGAGGCCGGTTCCCCTGAAAACAGCCGGGTCTACTGCCGCATAGGCTCCGCACCAATCCGCGTCATGGACCTTGATCCACTCCGATCTCGTTGATGAATCTGTTGCCTCTACCGAGTAGGATTCTGGAGCGATGCGCTGGCAAGTGAGATTCCCCGAAGTCCCGCGAGCAAAGAAGCAATTGGAGCACTGTCCGCCGGGAGGCTGCGGTACGCCTGGCGTATAGACGCCTGGATCCGTCGCCGAGTAATTCCCGCACCATTGCGTGTCATCAACCGGAAGCCATGACGCCTGCTCGGTTGAAAGATCGTTCGACAGGCTCGTGGGCGAGTTCCGGTTACAGGTGAAGCTGCCTGTGCTCCCGCGCACGAAGAAGCAATTGCTGCACTGAGCGACCATTTAGGTTCCTGCCACCGGAGAGCTGGTTTGAGCGCCGCCGGCCGTGACGCCAGTGTGCTTGTGCGTCCGTACATTGACCTGATCCGCGCCGCCGAATCCGGCTATCACGTCGCCGCTAACATGCAGACTTCCCGTGAGGTTTATTCCTCCCGGTGCCACGATGTTGATGATCTGACCGTTCGCGATCTCGAAGTATGTCGTCCCATCGAAGCTGCGGAACTGGCACGTGCTCGTGCTGATGCTTGGTGCCACGTTTGGCACTGAATTGACACCGGGGATAAAGAACCCATCCGAGCGGTCATGGATGCGGATCTCTGCCTGCGGCTGGATTCCTCCGTTCTGCCACCACGCATCAATGCACCGATCCGCAAAGACGAGAATCCCCTCATCGCCGGCAGTGAGCGGAAACGTAAGCAAGCCCTTGCTGTTGCCAGGAAACACAACCGGGCAGTCCGGGCTCACCGCCATGTTGACCAACTGGCTAGAACCATCCGCCGCGAATATCTTGACCTGAAGCGTTGGCTGCACATCGCAGATGCGCTTTGCCGCATTGAACGTGCCTGACACGATGCCAGGCAGGCAGGACCAGTGATCAGCGTCCGCTTGCCGGATCGCGGCGCGGATCTGCACAAGGGGATTGTGGAAACGCTCCCTGGCGTCCATTCATTCAGAACCCTTGCGTACCTGCGTCCGTGGTCGACCCGGCGCTGCCATCGAGGCTCAGCGCGATGCAATGCGAGTACCACGGATTGCCGCGAATGTCCCCCTCGTGCTCGACCACCAGCACCTTGTAGATACCATCCGCGTTCGTGGTCGCCAGGATGTTGCTCTGCCAATCCGTGTATTTCGGAAACCCCGCACCCTGGTTGACGATGTTCGTGGCCAGAATGCTCTTGTTGTTGATCCGCACTCGTGCGCCGGTTTTGATGTTTGGATTGATCAGGCACGTGAAGTGAATGCCGTCTGGCTCCTGCGTCGGAACGCCTATAAGCCCGGTTTGCGAGGTGAGAACAACGGCCTGCCCCGGATCGACGTCAGAGAACTTGCGGAACCGGATCTCTCCATTCTGCACTGACCACGTGGTGCCCGTCGAATTGGCCAGGTCGGTCATTCGATCCTGCGTCATGCCGTAGAGCACCTTGCCGCGCGGCAGTGTCCCGCCCGTGCTCTGCAAAGCGTTCATGTCCTGCGCATTGATCGTGCCGCCGTTAGCCTGGACGGAGTTCTGGATCGCCTGCGCCTGTGCCTGTGCGCTCGTCTGGCTGGCGCGCAGAGTTTGCTCCAGGTTTGCGAACCGAAAAACGAGATCGAGATCGGACGCGTAAATCTCCACGAAACTGTTGATCGCATCCTCGCGACCGGCCTTCACCATCTTGATCCAGCCTTGGAAGATCACGCCATAGGGGCCGTTCTCGTACCCGGCCTGCAACGTGACCTTCTGAAACTCCGTTCGCACGCTTCTGGCCGTTGTGTCACTGAGATTGTAGATCTTGATGATCCCGGTAGGCGGCGCATCCACATCCGCAGCGAAGGTGCGGAATTGGATCTTCATCTGCGACAGGTCGAGCCCGCCCTGCTGCGCTTCCGGTCCTTGCTGACCTGGCTTTGAACTCGACTTGTAAACTGCGAGTCCGATCTTGCGGAGATAAAGATCGCTCATGGGTTCGTTGCGAAGTAAAGATGCCCGGTGCTGCCAAGTGACGTGAACGACGGAACAACAGTCGGATCAAAGTCGCTCTGGCACAATAGCGCCCCGCCGATCCCCAGATAGCCGAACTGAGAGAGCAGATCAGCCCCCGTGATTAGAGGCACGGCTGTGAGGATCGCTTTCCCGAACTGATCTTCAATGTCCACCAGCCAGCATGGATTCGGCAGCCCCCCGCCATAGACCGTGTTGTTGTAGTAGAAATTCAGCGTGTATGTCACGCCCGCGAGCGAGATCGTCGTGGTCCTGGCATATGGCTTCGTGGGGATCTCGTTGATGGTGGTCATGAAACGTCAGGAGATCAAAAATGCTGGCGTTTTGCCGTCGCCTTTCACGTTCTCTACGCGGCCAACCTCGGCAGTATCAGGTATGGCCCACGATTCCCATTCCCTAGCACGGCGAAGAACAGGCATGTCGTCCGGCACGCCTTCAAGTGCCCTGCGGAGTTCAGCAACAGTCATAGGAAGTCTCCATTTATGAACTTGGTACAGAGAAGGAACCCGATTGTAGCCCATTATTCGATCCTACCGGGATCTGTATCTGCGTCCCTGTGGGCGGCGCTCCGGTTGAGGATGCCCCATCCTGCGTCGGCGGTGCCTGCTGCTGGTTTTGCATGTTTGAGGAATTGACGGTCACGATCTGCGTCTGCGCGATCAGAATCTCCTTGCATTCAACCGTCATGAAAAGCGCCTGCTCTGTCTTTTCATCCGTCACGACAGAAACCCGTGCCGCCAGCATGTTCTGATACTGGCGCTTGCCCGTCACGATGTTGAAGGTGGTCCGATCCGCCTGCATTGAGAGGAACTGGTCATAAATCGCGTTGGTGTAGGTCAGACCACCACCAGACTGGAAACTCGAATTGGACCACGCCGCCTCGATGGTCACCGTCGCCGGCCGTTTGTACGAATGATCCGAGACGTTCGCCCCCTGCTCCACCGGATGGTCCGTCATCGCCAGTTCGTCTATGTGGTGCTCGCGCACGGTGACGTCCGCGACGAACCCTCCGATGTTCCGCTGCACGAACAGCACCGGATTGATGAGGTTGTCGATCGAGGCCGCGAGAACCGATAGGCCGGCAGGGATCAGGCTCACGACGGCCCTCCGGTCGGAGAGTCAACCGGGCGAGAATAGCGCAGCACGTCCGACCAGAAAGATCGCTGCGTTTGCTCAACGAGCAGCGCCGTGCGGCCAGAATCCGAACCAGCACCGTTTACTGTCGTATTGATGTTGAACGTCTGGCCATTCTGCCTCGGGCCGCCCGTCCATCCGCCCCCTGCCGGCGCAACGTTGCCCTGGAAGCCCGCCATTGGCTCTACGTGCCACGGTTCATGGGACATGGGGAATCGCAGCCCGAACTCGCCCGCGTGAGCGTGCAGCCATGCCTTGGCCGCCTCAGAGCCCTCTATGTCGGCCGCCCCGCCCAGCTCGTGCTTCGAGTGGAACGGAGGTGCCGCAAGGCCCGGCTTCTGCGCATAGAGCGCCGCCTGCTCAGCGTGCGTACGAAACCCGGAACCGACCTTGAACCCTCCCAGCTCGGGCGGCATCGCGGCAAGCGCCGAATTTAGCCGCGCCGAAAAGTCAGCGTCCAGCCCAGCCGTCCTGCCCTGAAGCTGCATGACCCGTGAGGCCGCAGCCGACGTTGCGGACTCTGACTTGCCCGGCTCACCAAAACGCTCCGCAAATGTGGCTTCGCCTCCGAACGCACGTATCCATCCAGCCTCCGCTTTCGGTCCGATGATGGTTCTGATCAGCCAGTGCAAGTCCTGCTTTTGCTGTTCGCGACCCTCAGGTGTTCCCGGCAAATAGCCTTCCGCAGCTCTCAGGATGTCCTTTTGCTTCTCGCTCGGCTTCAGCGCATTAAGCGCCCGCACGAACTCATCCACCTTATCGATGGCCTGACCTATCGGCTCGATCAGTCCGGCCATCCACGATTCCTTCAGCGTGGTGAGTGTCATGCCAAGCCGACCAAGCGACTGCTGAAATTGATCTGACTTCTTGCCCGCGTCCTCCGCGTTGAACCCGAACTCCTTTTGCCGCTCGGCTAGATCACGCTCTGCCTTCTGCCGCGCCGGCAGGGACACCGCGTACTGCCGCAGCTCGTCCAGCCCGATCCCCGTGAGAGACGAAATCTGCCCAAGGATTGCCAAATACATTTTGTTGTTTGTATCAAGAGCATATTTGGCCTTGGCGGCGAGGGCATCGATCTGCTCACCGACCGACATGCCCCGCTTGATCCCCATGCCCTCCATCAGAATGTCGAGGCCAGGCATGGACTGCATCGCCAAGGACCAGCGCGAGATCGCGCCTTGGGCCTGCCCGACGCTCATCCCGACCTGTGTCGCTGCGAATGAGAATGCCTGAAGTCCCTGGATCGGTTCTTTGGTTGCAGCCGACAGGTAGTAGAGGCTTCGGTACTTCTCCGTCATGTCATCGATGGAAGCCGCAACCTTGGCCGCTGCTTCGACCGCGAACGCACCTAGCCCGATCATCCGCTTGCCGATGACCCCGGTCATTTCCATGAACCGAGCCTGGGCTAACAGATCAACAGAGAACCCCACGTGTACGAGGTATTCTTCGAGCGTGGTTGCAGCCATCACGAATCTCTCATGCGCCGGGCGTTCTCATCGTAACAGGCTATCGTATTATTGAGGCGAGCAAAATCACACAGCGTCAGCGTACCGTCCAGAAGGCTTTCGTAATGACACATGCCGCGCATGACGGGGGCCATCAGGAACCCCTCGTCATTGGGCAATTTCACGAGGTCTGATCTTCTCCCCCCTCCGAAGTTGAGGGGGGTAAGTCGAAAAAATCGATCAGCTTGTTCCCTTCCAGCACATACCAAAGGATCTCGATCATTTGCGGAAGGTCGATGTCGTTGTAGGCGACGATGCCGTTCACCATCACCGGAGCGTAGCTCTGTCCGTCCTGCTGACGCCGCTGGACGGAAGACATGGCACGGTTGAACACGTACTCACGATCATCGTTGTTCAGCTCGCCCGTGAGCAGCGTGATCGCCCGCGTGAATGCTGACAGCTCCTTGCGCTTGCCTTCCTTCTTCAACATCGCCATCCGGCTCAGCACCACACCGAATTTGGTGGCGATGGCCAGTTGCTCGAACGCATCAAGCCTGCGGCCCCGATAGTGGACCTTGGCAACTTCGAACTCAAACATGGACCCTCTGGATTAGATCGGCAGCGTCGCCGTGTTGATGTCAGGCACGCCAGCACCAAGCAGCTCGATCCAATGCCCGGCCAGGAATTGCCACTCGTTGAAGTTGGCGTCCTCTGCCCAGGTCACTACCGGCTGACGAGCGAACGCCACTTGCCTGCCCGCGCAGTTATCGCCGCGCGCAATGTCGCTCACCACCAGGTAGTTCTGTCCCCAATTGGATGCTGAAGCCCGTTGAAAGTTGTAGGCGAAAGACAGCAGTGAGTTGACCGGCGAGGTCTTGAGCAAACGTACGAGCAGCCGCGCTGCATTGCTTGACCGCAATGAGTGCATGGCCGAACCGTCCGCGCCGATCGTCAGCAGATCCTTGTCCTCCAGCATTTCGGAGGTAAGGCCCTCCTTGGCAACGCCAGCGCCATAGCCGAGAGAGATTGAGGCCCCCGGCCCCTGAAGTGTGGCCGAGACGTTGGCGAATGCGTAAGTGGCCATTGTTTTTCTCCTACTGGTTCACTGTCAAGGAAATCGAGACGCTATGGACTGCGCCGGCTTCCTTGGCAGCGATCTGGAATGGCACTGACTGCCGCGCTGCTCGCGCCGCTTGAGACTGATTGGCGATTGGTGGTTGATACAGGTAGAATCCTTTGGAAAGATACGTGCCGGTCGAAATCTGTCCAAAGCCCGGTCCAGTCCACACACCTGGTGCCAGGAAGCCGTTGCTGACCGCCTGCGAGCACGATCCCTCGATCGCCGTGCCTATCTGGTGCATCCCGGCGTCCGTCTGCGGGATCTTCGTCGTGGTGGTGAAGAGAACGTTGTAGACGTTTGTCTGAATGTAGTTCGCAAGCCAGTCGGTGTTGATGATCTCATCCCAATAATGGCCGCTTGCGACGGTCCCGTTGTAGACGATCGAGGTGCCGTTCGCGACTTGCGCATAATAGCTGTAGTTGTTCGCATCAAGCGCCGCCGCCTGGGAGGTCGTGAGATTGTCCGCCGCCACGCCGGGGAGCTGCTTCCACGCCAGCGTGATCGTCGAACCGCTCGCGAGATAGTTCACCGTGATCAGCTTGGCCAGCAAAGAGCAGACGGCATAAGGGTCCGTGCCGTTCCAGATATAGCCTGTGCGGTTGTAACCGAGCGCCTTGAGCTGCGCTCCGACCGAGGTGCTGTCTCCGGCCAACAGCGCCGCCGCTACGTTGAACACGGTGATCCCGAAGAGGTGGGGGACCGTATCCGCTTCCGTGTAGGCGGCGATTGCCAGATAGTCCGATGTAGAGATGTCAGTGTTGTTGGTGCCGGCGGCAAACGAGAACCCATAGAACGGCGTGGTCATACCGTCGAGGATGGTGACCGCCGTGAGCGCGCTCTCTGCCGCGATGCCGGCCACGAGCCGCTGGAGCGTCGCCGCCGTCATCATCAACTGCCCGGAGATGTCCGTGCCGGCCGTTGGAGCGGTCAGCGCAGTCACAGCAGACGTTGCTCCCGTGGTGCCTGACACGATCTGAAAATACCCGTAGGTCGCATTCCAGGTGCACGTCACACTCGCGAACGCCCCGCCGATCGCCTGCAAGCCGGTCTGGATCACACTCGCCACGCCCGCAAGCGTCGTCTGCGCCGAGAAATTAAGCCCCGTGATATTGGTCGATGCACCGCCATCCACCGCGACGTGAAAGCCGCCATTGGTGATCGTCGTCCAATTGCCCAAGCCCTGCTGCGTGGCCGTAAGCGCGCCACCAATGTTCAACCCGGCCGTCGCCGTCTTTGCCCACCTGGCAATCGCCACCGTTGGTGGTTGCGGCGTCTGCGCGAAGAAGTCCTTGGCCGCCAGATACTCGGCCGCGCTGGTTCCGAAGTCCGTGGCAATCGCCGCCAGCGAGCTGTAGAGCCGCGAGCGCAGCGACACGTCGATGACGTTCGAGTCACCGAAGATCATGAAGTTGCCGAAGTTGATCCCCTGCGCAGCCGCTGCCGTAAGCGTCGCCGCAACCGAAATCAGCTTTGAGACGGGAAGCGTCATTTGGGATCAGGCTCCGACACAAGGCGGCGGGAATGGTCGTTCTGGACGTTCACATGCCGGGCCACAGCTTCCAGAAGTTTCTTGTTGAAATCTCTTTTCAGCTTAGCCTCTTCAGCCGGCTTGCGTTGATCATCCGGCACATTCACCAGTGCCGCGTGCGAGGCCCCGAACTCCGAGACCATCGCGTTGATCTCATCCGAATGTCGCTTGTAGAGCGCGTCCAGCTCATCTTGCGTAACGGGCTTGGGAGCGTCTTCCGACATGGTGCCTCACTGGTGAGCGCTGAGAGCGCGATTGGGCAAGCCGTTGTCCTGCACGAGAATCCCGTTGAAGGACTGGACGCTGAGAACAGGGTACGTGCGAATAATTTGCCGAGAGATGGTCATCTGGAGATCGACTCGATTCACCCATCGCTGCTTCAACAGTACCGGAACCGATAGCACATCTTCAACCGAAATCAGTCCCATATTGTTGAGGAAGAGCGTTTCCAGGTTTTGCGGGATCGCCAACCCATCCCGCAGCAGCTCCGCGAGCGCATACGCTTGGCCCGTGATGCCCAAGTCATAGAAGCTGCAAAGAATGCTCAGCAGCTCATGCCGCCACAAGACGTACTCGCTCGCCTGCGGATACCAAGCCACGAATGGAAACTTGTCCGCCTTCCGGTCCTTGATGAAAAACGCCATGAAGGCGGTGCCGGCATCAGGAAGATCAGGAGGCTCGCTCTGGTAGGCGGCTCGTACGTATAGCCCCTGCATTCCCGTGATCCCGACATAGAAATTGTTGAGAAACACAAGCAAGTCTTTTCCGTCCAGGGGAGCTGGAGTCTGGGCCGGGAGAAGAGCGCCGCCCGTGGACGAGTTCGGCATCAGTTAGGTGCCTTGCATGTGATGTGCGTCCAGGCTTGCGGCTGCTGTCCATCCGATGTCTGGACCTGACACAATAGCCGATAGACCGTGCCATCCACCATCTGCCCGACTTTTTGATAGACAGCTTGTGCCGGTGCATCGCTATATGGGGATTGTCCGATCGCAAAGGCACCGATAAGACGCGCGGCGGGTGTCGAATCCTGGTTGCCCTCCAGCACGGAGCACGTCATCTGAAGCACACTTGTGATCGACACGCCAGGATTAAGCACCGCGCCAAAATCGAATGCGGCGGTTTTAACTTCCGTGACCGCATCTATTGCCGGCGTGAGATCATTGGCCCTGGACACGGTGTCGCTCCTGATCAGCGCGATCATATTCTGCGGCGGCAGCAACGCAATCATATTATTCTGTAGCGATAGGAGCGCAATGTAGCCCTCTTGGACCGAGCCGATCGCCGTGGGCGGTGGGGGCGGCGGCGGTGGTGGTGGTGGGGTAAACGTGGCCTCGTATTCGCCGAGCGCGAACTCACCGAGGCAGCCGAAGCCGAGCATATTTCCATCATCCCAGCACCTTGGGCGTCATTTTCAGTTCGTGCTCTCTAGAACCCATCCGGCACTTGTCGCGTCGTAGCTGAAGGTCGCGAACGAGTTGCCGGCCCGCAGCACGACGTTCGCGCCGGTAAGCGTAAAGATCCGGTTCCCCGCCGTCGAGCTAGCATCGTCGTTCACGATCGTCATCTGCTGACCGCTGGCGTTATACACCTTCAGCTCCGTTCCGTCAGGCTCTGCGTCGGTCGGCACCGCGAACCCGCCAAGGCTGAATGCGCCGGTCGGCCCCGTAATCCGGCACCGCCCCGTGGCCGGCAGCGCGATGTTCGAGTTGAGCCCATTGGCCAGGACAATGGCGGTTGCCGGAACCTGCCGGAAGCTGTCCACCCCGTACTCCACGCCCGTGGAGAAGTTGAAGAACCGCCCGCCGGGCTGGACCGTTCCCGCTGAGCCAGGGAATCCTCCCGCCGTCAGAGAGCCGCCGGGCGCAACCGAGAATGCCGGCCCGTTGACCGTTCCGCTCACGCTGATGTTGTGGTTGCTTACCCCGCCGCCGCCGACCGTGAAGAATGATAAGATGGTCGGGTTGCCGTTGATCGTGTAGGCGGTCCCGAAGCCAGTGGTGACGTTCGCTCCGAAGTTGATCAGGAAATTCGAGAACGTCCCACTGATCTCTACGGTATTGGCAAAATCATTAAAGATGGCCCCCGCAGTTTCCATGTCAACGAGGATGTTGCCGGTGCCGATGTAGCCGATATCCCCGCCACCCGCCGGGTTGCCCGTGAAAAACTGGCACGGGGCCTGCAGCCCGATGGCGATAGACGACGCGGAGGTCATCGTCAGTTGATCGACGTAGATCGGCGACTGCAGCCCAACATGGCAACCGAAGGCTTCACCCTGGTTGAAGATGCCGTCGTTGGGGCCATCGGCGATCGTGGTCGCAGCCACGCCGGCACCGACCCAGTAGATGATCCCGCCGCCAACGGTGCTTTTGAGCCCGACGCCGGCGAACAGCCCCGGCCCTATGTCGACTTTGGTCAAGAACCCCGCCGTGTCCAGCATCGAGATGAGGTCCATCGCGTGCTGCAGCGTGGCCCAGGCCGTGCCGCTGGTGAGTCCGTCGTTGCTGTCGTTCCCGCCTGCCCGCACGAAGCGGGTCGCGGTGGAGGTCAGGATGGGGCGGAACGAGACCGGGAAGTCCTGCGCCAGTGCCATCAGCCGGACGGTCGGAGCAGCGGAGAAGTTGACCTTGGCACCGCCGTTCGACGATTGGTAGATGCCGGTGCGTGCGAGCGTCGTGCTCCCAGCGCTATAGGTGCCCACCCCGCTCTCGTGCTGGCTCTGATCGTCGCTCTCGGCGCGATAGTGATAAAGCCCGCCGTCCGTGATCGCGGGCGTCGTGAGTTGGGCGGGCATAAAGAAGCCGGTGCGCGCCGATGCCACAACAAAGTCGCCAAGTCCGCCCGAGACCGATCGAAAGGCGCACTCGTTGACCAACATCTGCATCAGAATGTCGTCAGATTGGCTGCGTTAGCCGAGAGCACGAACGCGCCGTCCTCCACGGACGACGGAACAGGTGAGTTCGAGTGGATGCTCCACGCAACCTGCCCTGGCGTGGCCCCCCGAGAATCCCACTGCGCTACCCAAATCGGAGATGGGCCGGGCGACATTGCAATCTCGATGGTGCCGTTTGGGTATGCAATCGAGAGCGTCGCGCCATTCGGCTGGACAATGTTGCCGTAGGCGTCATAGAAAATCGTCTGCCACTCGATTGTTGATCCGCGCTTAGGAGAACACGGCACCTTGGTCTTGGAGTAGAAAACATTGGAGACGGCCGCGACAGCCGTAGTCATCAGCCCGCCAAGAGCGTCCGACCCTATGCCATCGTGGCCGAGCAACATTTGTTTGATCCTATTTCTTGACGCGCACCGGGTCGAGGAGCTGCCACGCCTGCAGCGTCACCGACGCCGAATAGCCGACCCTTGGGACCAGCTTTGCGATCGAGGTGCAGAGCAAGTCGATGTCCTTGGTATCGAGAACAGCCTCGCCATTCTTGTAGATCGTTTGAGCCAGGAGCGCTCGCCTGACCTGATCCTCGCCTGACAATTGGGTCGGATCAGCGGGGTACTGCCGCGTCAGCGCGGCGACCGCCAATCGACCGAGCGTCAAGTCCTGCGTCTCTGCGCACTTGCTCGTATCCTCGGATAGCTTCACGCATTCCGTGATCGTCTTGCCGTCCTGATCTACGATGGCAGTGAGAAAATTGATCTTCCTCGGCTCGTCAGCCGACGCGGTGACCATTGTTGCAAAGAAAAGGATCGCTCCAAAACACCAACGCAACGTGTTCATGTCATCTCCTCTTTCATGGCGTGGCGCTCGTCACGCGCCAGGTGCCGTTGGTCGATACGTTGACGAAGCCGTAATAAACAGCATTGACGATGATTTGTCCATTGTCGGAAATAGTCTGAAATCCGTTCTGATGATTTGATGGTCCAGGCATGACCTGGTTTGTATATGCGCCACCCGCGTTGGCAGACAGGTAAACGTTCGTGAGAGTCGAAGCAACGACGCTCTGCCCGTTGGCGCTGGTGTCTATCCAGTACCAGCCGTGCACCCCAGCGGGAGTGGCAGATGCCCATGCCCCGCCGTCTGTTGCGGTCTTGTAAATGATCGAGGTCGAGCCGTTGGCGTTGAACGCCGCATAGAGCGTCGAACCATCGCGTGAGTATTTCAGTCCCTGCGCGAATGTCGAACCGTTTGCGGCGAAAAGATTGGCGGCCCAGGTCGGGCTTCCGCTCTGCCAGTTTGTTGAAACGTAAATGCCGCCGTCGCCGTTCGCTCCCTGCCCAAGCCAATTGGACGTGGCAATCTTCGTGCCGTCCCCAGAAATAGTGCAGTTGAGGTAGTTGCGCGTCAGAGCGCTCGTCTGATCAACTGCAGTTGCGCCTCCGTCCCTCGAAGTCCAGACGTCTCCGTTGCCTTGCGATCCTACGCACGCGACGATAGTCGAGCCATCGCTTGAGCATGAGACTTGCTGCCAATTTGCACTTCCAAAAGCGGACAACGCTGCTACGGTTGCACTGCCCGTGCTTGTAAGATTCGTTATCTTGTAGATGAATCCTGGCTGGTCGCCGATGTAAATGATCGACCCATCGGAGGAGTTGCATCCATATGTCCATTGACGCTTGCCTGCGGCCGTAATCTGCGCCCAGTGATTTATGTCGAATGAGACGTAGAGGTAGCCGTTGTTTCCCTGCGCACCCAACGGAAAGGGGCCGCCGCCGTAGGTCGGAACGATGATCTGATTGCCGCTTGCAGATATGATCGGCAATTGCCAGTTGGCCTGGAAAATGACATTAGCACCAGTGAAGCCAAACTGTTGAGACTTGCTCGGCGCGATCAAGGCCATGCCGATGGCCGTGAGGAAAGCGGCGAGGACCGCCACTATCCGGGTCATGCGTTCCCCGGCCATCTTGCCTAGCTCAGTTCGATTTACGCTTGAGATCGTCGATTTCGATCCGTTGCTGCTTGATCACTGCCACCATGTAGGCGGTAAAACAACGGTCGTCGTAATTCTTCAACTGCCCATCAGGGTCATAGACCGCGCAGCGATTATCCATTCTGACCACATCATCAGCAATGAGACCAACGCGCTCGCCAGCGCCAAACCGATTCTGATCTTTGTAGGTCCAAGCGGTCGGATCAGGCAACTCGATATTGCCCGCCATAATCGTGCCGATGATGTTCTTGAACCTTGCCGCAGAAACCGTGCAGCCGATCGTGCCGGATGCATTCGTCGTCAGCGCCGTGCAGCTTGCATAAGTCGTCGTGTAGCTCAACTGAACCGATCCGGTGTTTAGGATCGTAAGAGCTGGCGTCAGGCTGTTTTGTGACGTGCCTGTCGTTCCGGCGAGCGAAATCTGGAAGATGATGTTCCCGCCCGCCCCGGTCCCCGTTCCCCTGCTCCCGTTGTGCGTCCAGTTCACGCCGGCCGTGTTGCTCGTCCCGGCCACGACGGACTGAGCCTGGATAAACTGCGGTACGGGAGCCGCCGCATCCGGGCCTCCAGACTGCCATGTCGCCGCAGCACCACCCCGGCTCCACATTGTATCAGGCTGCACGACCGGGTTGGTCGAGGAGGCGAAGCCAAAGACGTATCCGTTGCTGAACGTCGCAGTGGAGTTACCCACGGTAGTCGAGCCGAAATAGTAATTGAACGGTGCGCCGTTAATGGCTCCGGTCGTGAGGATGCCGCCGAAGACGTCAATGGAGAACTTGCTCGTCGTGCCGCTCGCCCCACCGTACAGATTGAATAGCTTCATGCTGTTCGCGCTGGTCACCGTGATGTTCAAAGCGAACACATCACCTGCACCGGAGGTATTAAGCGTACCTGTCAGGCTCATCATGCCGACCGCGCTCGAACCAGTCAGCGAATAGCTTGTCACAGTTAGAGCCGAGGTGTTGACCGCTGGCGCGAGAGCGAGGTGACCCGTGCCGGCCCACGTGACGCCACCTGAAGCCTGGAGAAGCGTGCCGTCGCTGTAGAGCAATTGCCCGGCGGTGAAGCCTGACGTGGGGCTTGAGTTTGCCGTCAGCGTGCTCCCGCCGCCGCTGCCGCAGTCGCTCCCCGTTCCGCTCACGAGGCCCGTGGTGCTGACGTGCAGACATTGAGTCGAGCCGGTGATGCCGCCGATCAGCAGCGAGGTCGTGCTGATACTGTCCGCACCAAGAGCATAGGCGTTTGTGAACGTGACGTTCGTCCCGGCGACGGGAACTTTGTAATATGAGCCATAGGCATTCGTGTAGACCGTCGCGCTCGACGCCGCGTTCGTGTTGCCGCCCCAAACGTCGTTGTAGATCGCCGCTACGGTCCCGCTTGACGAGGTGTCCGTAAGCGTCGCGGCGATGTTCTTGTACCTGATGCCATTTGTGGTCCATGCCGCAGCGCTAATGTTCCCGGTGAGACCAAAGCTAGCGCTGGTCACCGTGACGTTCCCGGTGAGGTTCGTGAGTCCGGCGCAAAGCGTATTGCTGCCTATCGTGCAGCCGCCCAAAGCCAGCGAGGTGCCAGCCGCGACGCCAAGGACTGGAGTCACAAGCGTGGGTGACGTGGCGAGCACCATGCTCCCCGTGCCGGCGACCGAATTACTTAGCGTCACCCCGCCATAGGTCAGAGCTGCGCTTAACGTCAGGGCAGGCGTGATTGTCACTGCCCCGGTTGAGACGTTGCCAATCCCGATCGTGCCAGAGCCTTTGGCGTTGATCGTGAGGTTCGTGTTCGTCCCGCTGTCTATCAGCGAAAGCGCGACGGTCCCTCCTGACCCAGCGCCCTTGACGTTGAGGCCAGCCGTCATGCTCGCGGTCGAAGCATCGACGTTGAACGCCGGATTGGTCGCCCCGTTCAAGCCAACCGCAAAGGCTGTCGCGCTCGCGGAGGCGATCGATTGCGCCACAGTCCAACCATTGGTGTGGGCAAGATTAAGACTCGCGACGACAGAGCCAGTAGTCGGACTGATCGTCAGCGTGCCGTCGCTGTTCGTGACGCTGTTGACCGCTCCGCTCCCGCTCCCGCAAGCCGAGCCGGTTCCGCTCAACACGCCCGTGTTGCTCGCCTGGACGCACTGCGTTCCTCCACCCGTGAGATTCGTGGTCAGGCTTCCGGTCACAGTGAGGGTGGCGAATGTCTGAAGAACTGACCATGTGTTGGAATGAGCAAGATTGAGCGATGCTACAACGCTCCCTACGATCGGAGAGATCGTCAGGGTTCCGTCAGAGTTGCTGACAGATGTGCTCCGCGTCGCGAGCTGATAATTGGTTCCGTCAGACACCACGCGGAAGCACTGCTTCTGAGCGATCGCGAGACTTGCCGCGCCATCAATCGTTGAGGTCGCTGGCGTGAGCGTCTGAGTCCCAGCCCCTATGTTGCAAACATCAGCAAACCATCCGGCAGGGAAATTCCCACCGGTGCCGGCCTGCGCGAGCGTTGGCGTCTGCGCGGATGCATTGCTGAGTTTTACAAGATTGCCGCAATCCGCATTAGGGATCGCATAGTTGCTGCCGGTGCCCGCCGCGTCCACCGGCTCACTTGCCGAGAGCGTGCCACTGGTCGTGATCGCCGAGCCGCCCGTGGTGGACCCGCACCCCGCCGAAATGCTCGTGACGGTGCCAGGCACGAAGTTGAGCATCGCTGACGTGATCGTGCTGTTCGGGATCTGACCGGCGGCGATCTGCCCGGAGAGCTGGCTGAAGCTGTAATCGTTGGCCTGCGCCGTCACCACGCCCGTGCGGCCGAACACCGAAGTGACGGCTCCGGCGGACATAGGAATGCCGCTGTCAACAATCTTTCCTGATGTGACACCGAGAAAGTTTCCGCTGACGACTCCCAAAATCGCAGTCGTTCCGCCTACGATCGGGGTTGGTTGCGCCTGCGCCGCAGTGCCGGTCGGATTGCCCCACAGATAGCCGGCCGGCAATTGCACGACCTGTGCTCGCGCGGGCATTGCAGCCGCCAAAGCAAGACCAAGGGCCAACCCGATAGCGCGGAAGTTCTTCATGGCGAGATGTACCAAGCTCCAGATGTCGCCCTCGGCTCGACGGGCTTAATTTTGATGCCGCCATAGTTTGAATTGATCTTCAGCAGCGGATTGCTCGAAGCCGTGTACCCGCTGACCGAATCCGTGCCGTTCGGCACCAAGCTCAAGGGATACGTGAAAGCGTTTCCGGCTATGTCCACCAAAATAAGTTCCGGTCCGAGAAAAGTGGAAACCGCCGGCAAATTGATATTGCCCGCCGCTGGTGATGCAGTTCGGTTGTACGTGACAATCTGATCAGATGCCAAAACGGTGTCAGTCGTGCTCACCGTGACTGCCCGCGTCCTGTTGGTAATGTCCTCCGCAAGCGCCGTGATGAACACCAGCGACGAGCTTGAAGCGTTTATCGCATTACCGCCGTTAGATGACGCCGTGATCGCTGCGCGGGTGAGCGTCGTTCCATTGTAGACGCCGCGTCCAGCTTCACATCCGCCATTGCCAGAATCGAGCAGAGAATAACTGACGGTTGCCCCGTTAGGTACACCGGCTTGGGCGAATGTAAGCCGACTGATCCCGCTTATGACCGCCGCCGCACCAAGCGTAATCGCGCCAGTTCCGGGTGCAGCAGCCACCGTCATTCCGGCGAGGTCGTATAGCATCTGCTTCCTTCACCTGTTCGGCCTTCCTTCTATAGCCGATTCGGTGAGCAATGGCGCAGATGTTCTCAGCGCCTGGTCGGATCGAGCCCAGGCATCGTCATGGCAACCCCCGGTCCATGCTGCCGTGGAAGGATGATGCCGGGACGCATCTGAGCTTCCATCATTTTCTGTCTCTGCTGACTCACGACGCCCTTCATTGTGAGAGACAGCATGTCCACCTCGAAAATCATGCCTGACATGTCCTGCGGATGCCTCACGTTGAAGCTCTGAACGTAGCATCCGTTGCCCATCCCGCAGAACACGCCGTCAAGAATCTGCCCCCGTTCCGCTTGCGCCAACGCAGTGCGCAGCGAATTTATTAGATCCTTGTTGACTTCGACTTCTTGAGGCTTCTCTGTTTCCATCTCACACCGCCACGGGCCGATTGACCGGATACTGGTCCACGAAATCGATCGTCGTGCACTCGGCGCTGACAAACCCCGCGCCGTAGTTCGTGAAAGCATTGATCGTCACGACGATGAAATGCAAGGCTTCCGATGCCCAAGGCGGTTGCCATTGGATGATGTCAGGTTGCCACTTGCGCCCGAACGCATCCTCGCTCGGACCACGCAACGCAAAGTTCGTGATGACCTGGATCGTCCTGGCCTTTTGCTGATAGGCGTCAAGACGGACAAGCGAGTTCTCCCCCGTTGGGCTCACATGCCCGAACGCCGGGATCTTCGTTATGGTCAGTTGCGAGAAGCCATTGTTGTCCACGACTTCCTGCCGGCGCACGACAATAAAGCTGTCGCCCGCAACGTCGGGGTCCAAAAGAACGTCCGTGACGTCTAGCTGCGCCATCAGCGTGCCTCGCGCCTCTTGCGCCGAATCACATAGGTTAGGGCTGCGATCAACGCGCCAGTGTCGATCAGCGGCACATCTCCGGTCCGCCCGCGCCGTCGCCGCGCCGCAAGCGTCGATTCCGCAAGCAGCGGCGGTATTCTGGCGCGGATCACCGCCTGGATGGATGACACGGCCGTGAGCCCAACCGCATGGAATGCCCGCTCAACAGCCTCAGCGCGCCCGTGGAGGGCCGCCTGCCCAGCCTGCTTCATGTGCGCCTTGATCTTCTCCGACGCATCCTTGATCCCAGGCTTCATGAACGGGCGCGGTGGGATGCCCGCTTCAGGCGCACCATTGTCGTGTATGTAGGCCAGCGCCGCGTTGCTGATCGCCCCCTGCCGCTGCGACCCCTCCCGTGGCACGCCCACAAGCACCTCGCTGTCCGCCAGCTCGCGGATCCGCTTGTCCAGCACCGATGCCATGCTCTTGGTCTTGGTGACCCCGGTCTTCATCGCGCACCGAACCGCATCCCCGCCGGCAACTGTAGCGCCGCATTGAGCACCTGATCCCGCTTGATCGCGCTCGCCACCGCCCCCTCAAGCTGTAGCACGTTCTTGCGCACCCGCTCGCGGCACTCTTCTGGCACCTGGCACTCGATGTACTCCAGGCACTCGATCAGCTCTTCGACCTGATTGCCGAGCAGGCGGACATCAAGCGCTCGATCGATGGCCATCAGTCCACCGGCAAGACGAGGTGGCGTTCCATGTGCCCGATGTGACGCCACGCCGCCCAGCCCGAGAGCAGGTTAGCAAACAAAGCCGCCGCGAGCACCAGAGTCACCGCCGCGAGCATCATGAAGTCGCGCTGACGGGCCTGCTTGTATCGGAACCATGCTTTGCGCGGAGTCATTTGACAATCGGCACAATGCCGCGCGAAATAACGCGCTCTATCCAGCTACGAGATGGACAAATGCCTAACAAAAGAATGGCTCTACAGAGCCAAATAAACGGATGAATCCACCATCTGACCTTTAGTACGATTGACACTTCGGTGGCCATCGCCACGCCTCCTAACTCGTGAAACCGAACCCACCCGGTATAGGCCACGGCCACGGCCCCGCAAAGGCCCCAAGCGCGGCGATGGAGAATGGCGTCGGGCTCGCCCCGATATTCGCCTGAAATGGTCCCGCTCCGTAGTAGCTGATCAGCCGCTTCAGCCGGATGCCGAACGTGGTGTAGTTCCAATGGCCAGCGTTGGGCTCAACCACCTCACTCACCGCGTAGCTCTGATTGATTGGGCCAGCACCGCTGGAGCTTATCGGTCCCTTCTGAATCCCGACCGGACCGCCGCGGAGCGCTTGGTCCATCGCCATCTTTTCAAGCGTCAGGAAGTGTCCGATGAACAGCTCTACCGCCGAGTCCTGCACTGACAGTCCACCAGCCCCAACCGTCTGATCCCACACGGACGTGAACGTGAGGCTGGCGAGGTTCAGATGCCAGTTGATCGTAGTCGGCGGATAGGTGACAGGGTTAGCGAACTCGGGGAAGTCAGCCCGAAACTGCGCCTCGTTCACATTCCCGAACGTCACCGCATTCTGGACGACGGCCATCGCTCATCACTTCTGCCCGGTGACGAACGCAGGGTCCGTGTTCTCCCAGAGCTTGCGGTTTTGGGCCTGTGTCTCGGCCACCGACTGGGCCGTAGAGTTTCCCGGCCCGCGCTCGGGCGCAGAGGCATCGCGCGCCATGTCACGTGAAGGAGGGCCGCAATCAGCTCCCAGCGGCGCATTCGCACCTGATGGAGCTGCGCCCGCATTGGGCATGTTGTCTGGAACCTTGTGCACGTGAGACTCCGATGGTCCGAAGGGTGGCGACGTCACGCCATCACAATATGCCGACCCTGGAATGTTGTCACGGTTGCTCTTGCCCGCTTGGTTCATGGCGATCGCCACGGCTTGCTTCTGAGGCTTGCCGTGCTCCATCTCGGCTTTGACGTTCTCGCTGATCGTCTCGGATGACGAGCCTTCCTTGAGCGGCATCAGCCTGCCTTGGCCGTCTCAAGCGGCTTGACGCCGTGGTTCTTCATATAGCTGTGCTCCACCAGCGCCTTCGGGATCGGGCAGATACCCGCCGGCACGATCACGCGCCGATGATCGTTCATGGTGAAATTGAACGTCTTCGGCACCGAGCACAGCACCTTGTCGTCCCCTGGCTCGTGCGCGATCGAGCCCGCATCGAGCATCGAGTTGGCGATCTTCTGTTGCAGGATCGCCTTTTGCTTGTCGCTTTGCAGTTCCTCCAGCGCCTTCTTGTCGGCGTGCTCCCGCGCCTCTTCGAGTTCTGCTTGAGTTGCTTTGTGGGGCTCTTTCGCCATTGATCGCTCCTAACATGAGGGGGGCCGCAGTAAACTTATTCTGCCCCCCTGACTAGCACATCAGGATTCGAGTGTCCCCGAAAACTTCTTGTCGGCCTTGCCCGCTTTGCCCTCAACCTTGTCGCCGTTAGCCTTCGCTGCCGAAGCCCTAGCGGCATCCGCCGCCGCCGTTTTGTCCGCTGCCGCTTTATCGCGTTGACGCCTGGCATCGAGCCTTTTTACCACCTCGTCTTCGCTCTTGCGGCGCTCAGCCGTAGCGGCATCTTCAGCCTTGCGCCTCTCTGTAACCCCAGCGTCCGCCTTGACCTTGGCGTCCAGCTTGGCGCGAGCCTCGGTCGCACGCTTGTCCTCATCAGCACGCCGCGCGGTTAGCCATTCCGTCGTCGGCTCGCGGCCATCAGCAAGCGCCTCCGACTTCAAGCGCTGCTCGTCCTCCAACTGCCGCGCCAACTCCGTGTCCTCCAAGGAACGTCGGTTGGCGATCTCGGCATCCACCGCCGCTCGGTCGGACGCCAACGCAGCATCCTCTTCAGCGCGCACAAACTTGATCCTCTGCGCGTCCGTCATGTCCTCTTCGCGCACCGCGCCGTGCGCCTTGAGATACGAGTGATCCGCGTACTCGGCCGGAACCAGATTCCAGCCGACGCGGATGGGGATCAGAATGCCGTCGTCGCGCGTTAGGTTGAACGCGCTCGGTGACCAGATGCGAACGGTGTCTGCGGTCTCAACCACGGTAACCTCCTATAAGCTGATTTCAAGATCAGCCGATCTGGTCCAGATACCCCGCCGTCTCCGGGTACACGATTTCCACGACGCCAAGCCGACACCAGTAGGTGGTCTTCTGCCAGATGCCATCGTACTGGAGCGGCGTCTTCTGGAGCGGCGTCATCGGGAACCGGATGTACTTCATGTCCCGCGTGTACGCCATCATCCGGTTGTTGCCGTTCTCCGTGGTGACCGTTCCGCCGTGACCTGTTCCGATGCACCACTTGCAGGGGAAGATGTCGATCTGCCCACGCCCGCTGGACGAGAAGATGTTGTTGTTGCGGACGTAGGTCAGGATCGACTGCGAGCCGGCGATCGAGATGAGCTGCGTCGAGATGTAAGAGAACTGCGTCGGCGGCAGCAGCAGCCGATTCGGAATGACCGCCCAGGCTGCGCCCTTCCAGGTCGAATTGAGGATGGTGTTGACGTCAGCCAGGATCTCGTTGGGCGTCTTCTGTGCCCACAATGGCGAACCGGCGGCACCGTTCGGAGCGTTCGCGTAGTTGGTGACCTGATCCGCGCCGCTGCGGTACTCCGAATTGATCATGCCGTATTCGGTGAACCCGGTGTCCCCGTAGTACACCATTTCGTCGATGTCCATCTGATGCTTGAGCAGAAGGCCATCGTACTTCTGTGCATCGATCGGACGACCGAGCTTCACCGCGCTTTCCAGTTCTGGGATCGTGTACTTGATCTCCAGATCCCAGATGCGCAGCACGTGGGCGATCTTGCCAATGTCCAGCGAGATGCCCTGGATCTGCGTCACGTCCTTGCCGGACCATGACTTGGAGTTGCCAACCGACTGGCTGACGCCAAGGCCGCCCGGCGAGCCGTAGGTCTGCACCGTATAGGACGTGATCTCGTCCGCGCTTGAGACGTCCTCTCGGAGCTGAATGTCACGCGACCAGAACACGGCCGCCAGGGGCAAATGCGCCGTCTGATCGAGCCGTTCCAGCTCACCCAGCATGAACGCGCCCGTCGAGTCATAGACCCGCTGCGACACCCATTCGCCATCCCGAACACCCCAGCGCGGTTGCCAGTTGCTTTTCGGATTGGCGACCCGGTAGGGCGCTGCCTCGAACCGATGACCAAGCGCCTCGCCCAGATTGTCCCGCGTGCGTCCTGCCTGGACGATCTGGTCGAACGTCATGTGATCGCGGGTCGACATGCGGCCCACGAACCGCTCTTTCAGGCGCGGAGGAGCCAGGCCGGGACCGAGATCGTCTGTCATTAGTCGCATCATTCTTCTCCTGAAAGGTCCGGTCCCGATTACACGTTGAACCCGAGTTCCGCGATCCCGTCCGGTCCTGCCGGCGAGTTCCAGAACGTCTTGTCCCAATTGAGCGTCGCGGTGTTGCCGCCGGATGAGGCCGCCTCGAAGCCGCCCGCAATGTGCGCGCCAGTTGAAGCAGCGCACCACACGAACACGCTTGTCGGTGCACCGATATTGGTAATCGTGCCATTGACCGCCACGGTCACGAAGCCGGACACGAGGATGTCGACCGGGAAGTTGGTCGGTGGCGTGGTGGCACCGATGCCCGCTGCGCCATAGCCGGTCGCGGTCTGCGGGCTCATCGGATAGGGCCGCACGATGATCCCGAAGGGGTCCGTGACACCCGTGTCAGACGAGATGAACTGCCGCACCGCGCCGCTGGTCATCAGGATGACCGGAACGCCGTAGTTGAGCGGCGGGTTGGTCGGGTCAGCCATGCGCGAGACGACGCTGAAGGGGCCGTGCCGAGCGATTTCACCCGCGAACCCTGTCGCCATGCGGAACTGGAACGCCACATCCCGCGTGCGCTGCCGGCCCACGAACCGCTCGCGAGGCCGAAGAATCGACGGCATCGCAAGAGCGCCGATAACCCGATGGAAGTTCATATTGACCGCTCCGCTCTTCTAGGTTTGCCGTTGCGCTTAGCTGCCAACCCGTGGCTGCTTGCTCCAATACTCGTCCGCCGCGCGGTTCATGTCCGAGATCGTATGCGGCAACGAGGGCTGGCCGTGCTTGGTGTGCCCGGTCATGTCCGTCGACTTCGCGCTGTTGAGAGCGCGCTTGACGTTGGCCGCAGCCAGGAAGATCGGCTTCACCGCGTCGCACGTCATGCTCTTGAGATCGAGCGCCTTGCCGCCGATGACCTGATCAATCACCGGACGCGTGTCTTTGTCCGCGTAACCGAGTTCCAGCGCATCGCGCCGTAGTTTGCACATGGCGTCCAGCGTCTTCTTGGGATCGCTCGCCCGGTCAAACGTCGGCACGCGGATTCCTGGGACAAGGATCTCGGCGAGTGAGATCGTCTCGCCAAACGGCTCCTCGAACGCGGCAGAGTCCTTCGCGCCCCGGCGATCCGTTCCAGCGCCATGCTCGGCTCCCTCGGGGATCGTGATCTCAAGCGACCCTTCCCCGTCCTTGCCCTTGATCTTGTCTTCGACCTTTTCAAGACGGTCGGCGATCTTCTTCACGTCGGTCGCGAGCGAGTCCATCGTGGACTTGATCTCCTCCATCGGGTCAGCATCCTTGGCCTCGCCGGTGTGGATGTGGATGTGCTGGTGCTCGCCCTCACCCTCTTCCTCGTGCTCGTCCTTGACGAGTTTCTTGGCGTCCTTCAGCGCGGCGTCCAGCGCGGTTTTGTCCTTGCCGTCCCAAGCACCCAGAATACGGTCCCGAACGGCTTTCCATCCGGTTGCCTTGTCAGTCGTCCGCACCATTGGTGTCTCCGTCTTCCTGTCGGCTATGGTTTCGATCCGCGACCCGCGAGGGCCGACCTTATCAGCAATGGAGCAGCGAGTGCCGCATCGGCCGCGATCAACAAGAGCGACATGGTTTGCTCTGATCCTTCGCTGCCGTCCGTGACCCGGTGAAATTTCTTTGTAGTCCGCATCGTAGCCCGGTGAGACTTCGCGCTTTTCCTTGTCACGAATCACCCGGATCGTAGCACGATCCGTTATGAGCAGATCAGCTAATAGGAGGTCTGCCTGAGACCCCGTGCCACGGCGCGGATTGAGCGTGACTCCGCGTGAGAGAAGACGCCAGTTGTCCGGCGTCACGTCCTCTGTCGGGTGATCATCGCAGACCGGCTTGCCCCAATAGCTGGCGATCGTCTCTTCATCGAACAGGTCTTCAGCGTCCCGATCGATGACCACGTAGCCGGCGTCGCCCGTGCTCACTGGCGTCTCGCCAGGCCCATAGATCATCTTTCCCGTGCGCGCGATGGGCACGTTCTTGCAAAGCAGAAATCCTTCCGGCGTCTCGGCCATGTTGTCGCCGATCTCGAACGCCGTGTAGACCCCTGTCGAATCCCGATCCTGAATAGCGCCTCTCACAGCAGCACCGAGCACCCAGCGGTTCCCGTCACCGTTCCTGCACCTACGACTAACTGCACGCGCCACACGCGCGGGAGCGGGAAGCTCTCGCGCGCCAGATTGGCCGCGATGCTGATCGGCTGACCGGGAAAGGTTGTCGTGGTGATGTTGCCGGACGTGGCATTCGCGCTGGACCGAACCACGTCGTAGTAAACGCCGGACGTTGTATCCTTTCCTTGGATCGCAAAATTGTAGGAAGGAGACCCGCTTGTCGCTGTGACGTTCAGAAAACAGTTAACCCCCGCAGAAGTGAAGTTGACCTGATCTTGGCTATTGACCGTACCTGTGGCCTGCGCAGCAGCGGTGATCAGCGGGCCAACGTCATAGTTGCCAAGCTGCGGCTGCGTGACCAGTCCAACAATGATGACCAGATTGGCCGTGCCTGCGGCCGTGATCGCCGCGACAAAAGCCGGGAATGGAAAGCCCTGCGGATAGTTGCACTGATTTGGCGCAACAGCCTGGCCCGAATTGGCGACTGCCGTCACAGCACTCGTCGCGCCATAGTTCACCCAGGCTGTCGCTGTGCCCGTGTTGCAGATGTAGGCGTAATTGCTGTTGATCCCGGCACTCGACGGAAACGCCACATTGCCCGTGGTCGTGGTGACCGCGAGCTGAGTCTGCGCTACCTGTGTGAATGACAGACTGAGCTGAGGCTGCGATGGAAAGTTCTGCGGCCATGCCTGCGCCCATGCCGCTGCGGGCGTGAGCATCAGATACAGCGCCAAGACTGTTTGGAGTGAGCACAGCCGATTAAAAAATGACCGCATCCGCATCCTCAAACGAATCGGAGCGACGAGGATACCAGATCGCATCAGCCGTCAATGAATTATTGGGTCGCCTTGTAGCGCTCGCGCTCATAGGCAAAGGCGAATGAAAAAGCTGACCACCTGATGTTCCTATCAAACGGATATATTTTTGCTGCAAACATCAGTCCGTTAAAGCGCTGTTGGAACGACAGGCCATCCGTATGTAGCGTCGTGTAGACGACCCGCTCCGCGACCAGATTCGAGCCGACGATTCCGATTGTGAACGCCAACAAGAAAACCCGCCAATACCGCAAATAGAAATGCCGTAGTCGGGACGTGAAGCGGATACCAAACGAGTCCTTGAGCAATGATGGCGACGAGTAGCAGCCTCTCAACGCCGGCACGCGCCCATAATGCATAGACCACGAGAGGGGCCAAGAGAACTGCCCCCACTCCCAACTCAAAGACGAACTGCAACGGCTCATTGTGAACAGACTCCAATTCGGGGATCAGCGCAGCGAACGTCCCAAATCCATAACCGAACCACGTCAAATGTGAGGCTGTGATCCGCCAGTATTCAAAGCGATCAAAGACGGTTCCTGTCCCGCCTGGCTGCATGAACGCAACGCAAAGGATCGCCGCCGTTGCCACCGCGCATCCGGGCACCCACAATACGCGCGCTCGCGGCGCGATGTGCCAAGCCCATGCCGCCGCGACAATACCGAGCACCAGGATCGTCTCGCGGCTCTCGGGCAGGATCGTGGCGAGCAGCGGCCCCGGAATGAGTGCCCACCACCACGCGCGCCGTGCCACAATAGTGCCAAGCACCCCGATCAGTGCCAGCACACCCACCTCGGCAAGATGCGCCTTGTTGACGAATAGCCCCACCGCAAGAGGCAAAGTGGGCATCGCCACGTACACGGGCGAATAGCCGAGCATCTGCGCAATCGAGAAGGGCACAGACACCGAGACGCCGATCGCAAGCCCGATGATGCAGGGGGCAAGGCTCGTCTCCTCAGCCGCGAGCAGGAACACCATGCCCAAAAAAAGGAGGTGCAGCAGCTCGCCCATCGTGTCGTAGGGCGACGCCGACCACGTTAGACTAACCGCCGCATAGGCCACAAAGATGGTGGCAAGCCAGTGACCTGGACCCGGATTGAGCCGCACGCGCCACAGCAGCAGCACAGAGCCCGCTATAACGTCCAACGCCCGGCGGTCGTTTGATCGACCAGGCCGGGCGTGTAGGCGACGGTGATGAGGAAGGTGAGGATGCCTAGCTGCATCGACTCACTTCAATAAAACACAACCGATCGTTGACGTATCCTGAGTGCCAGCACCCGTGATCGTCTCCGTCACGCGCCAGTACCGGGTGATCGGAATCGCCTGCGCGACCATGCCCGTGGGCGTGGTGATCAGCGTGACGCCCGGATAGGTGAGGATCGAGATCGGACCGGCAGGCGTTGCGGTGATCGCCGCTGAAGACACAACCGTCTGATAGGTGTTCGACGCCGTGTCGTAGATCTGAATGCCGAACGTATTCGACGGAGAGCCGGAAAAGGCCGTCCGGTTGAAGGTGCAGATGACACCGCTCTTGTCCGGGCTCGTTTGCTGAGCGGACGTGTAGGTGCCAGGAACCTGCGCAATGTTCGTGACGATTGCGCCAAGGTCGATGTTGTACGGCCCCGGCCCAATGCCTGGAACCTGAGACTGCGCCCACAGGAACGGAGCGCTACCGATGCCCAGAGCGAGCCCCAGGAAACAAATTGCAGTAATCGCTTTAAGGGACCACTTCCGCATTTGTCGCTCTCCGATCATCAGGACGAATCGCGAAGAGGATAGCACCAAGCGCTTGGCTGAGGGGAAAAGTTAGGCCGCCTTCTGCATGGACGATTCCGCGAGCAGCCTCTCTGTCTTTGCCCGCATTTCTTCCGTCATGTAGTAGCCGATGCCCCACGCCGTCTCGATCTTGATACCGTATGGTTCCAATCCTTTGCGGATCTTACAAAGAACCACGTCCACTATTTTCATGTCTGGCTGGTCGATCTCAGGGCGCGCGCCGTAAACTCCGATGAAAATGGCTTCGCGGCTCACCACGCCTTTGCGCTTCACGATCATGCCGAGCACCATTCGCTCGTGCTGAGTGAGGCCAATGGCATCAGGCACTCGAATGAAGACGCCGAGCAATTCTTCCAGTTCTTCGATCCGGTCGATCAACGCCGCACGGTTCATGTGCAAGCGCTTGTCGTTCTCCGTGCGTCTCTGTTCAATTTTCAGTTCGAGCCCTAACGCTTCAATCCATGAGAACAGCCCAAGGCACCCTGGCATATGCTTTCCGGTTTCCCAATCGCATAAAGTATTGAGGCCGAAACCAGCTCTACGTGCTACAGTTTCTCTTTTTATCTTTTTCTGCTCGCGGATCTCTCGCAGCTTACCGAAGAGCAAGTGCACGCGCCGATGATGCCGCTTGCGCTTGAGACCTAGCCGCACAGCCATCATGGCGCGCATGTGTTGCTTGCGGTTAGGCAGCGCCTCGTCCAGCTCTTGCCGCGACCCATCGGGCCACAGCCGCTTCAACGCCTCGATCTCTCCGGGTTTCCACCAACGACTACCCATGCGGTCCCTCAAAACACGTCAGGAATAACTGGCTCTGGTCTACACCGGCAGTTGAAAATTTGTCCAGCGTGCGCGCGGATGTTCGGCTCTGCCGCAATCGGCGGTTTGTCCCATGGGATGAATTGCCCCTCCAGCTTCCGGTGCAAGAGACGCACATCGGAGTCGCCAACGGTGCGCCAGATATACCCCGTCGACCCCACGAACTCGGCCCGCGCTTGGACAAGCACACTGGACGCCCTGGCGACCTCCGTGCGTGCGATCAGCTTGGCCCGGCTCTCCGTAACGTGGCCGGTCCGCATGATCGCCGTGGCAACCTCCGCTGGCCGGGCAGACGTTAGCTGCGCGCCCATGACTTGCTCATGCACCCGCTGCGCCGCGACCAGCGGTAAGCTCGTAATGAGCGTGACTTGCTCGTCCATCAGCTCGCGTACCCGCTCACCGATCGGCGTGTGCTCGATCTCGCGCGCCAGCTCCCGGCTCATGGTGCGGGACCGTCGTCGCCACTCCATCAGGTCACGCCTCGCCACGTCCGCGATCATGCTACCCGCGACCGATCTTGCCCACGGATCGAGGATCTTCGCATACCGCGCGAGCGCATCCTCCAGCTCCTTCACATTCGCGCGAGTGAGCACCCGCCGGCCGACGCTGACGATCTCTGCCGAGTGCTCTGAGTGGAACTCCCCGCCCTCGTGCGGCGGCAGCGAGAAGAACCGTGAGACTAACCGCCCGATCTCGCGTGCGACTGACCTGAGATTCCGCGCATACTGTGCCTCAGCCTTGCGCGCAGCAAAGAAGTTGCGCGGCGCGTCTTCCGTGAGGAACGGAAGCGGTTGCGCTGGATCAGGCCCGGTGATGCCTCGATTGATCGCTGTGGGGAACGGAAGCTGGCCGCGCCTTGGGCGGGAGAACCTACCGACGCCCTTAACGATCCCGCCGGCACCTATCACGCCGCTGCCCTCTTGCAATCAGCGCAATAGTGCTCCCACTCGCCGTTTGCCTTGAAGAACTGCCACCCCTTCAGTTTCGCATACTTAATCGCTTCACCGAAGAACTCGTCCGACTCCTCAGTGTCCAGCGAGTCGCCGCAGTTGTCACAGCAGAAGTGGATCGTCCCGCCGTCACGTTGGATGGTCATTCACTTCACCGGCGCAAAACAGGTTATGCCACCCCAAAAAAAGTGCACCGCCAGCCCACCAATCACAAGCCCGAAGAGCGGGCCAAACCATGGAAATTCCTTGCTCAACGTCCACACCGTCCGTGAGAGCGTCTTGCGGCCGGTCTTAATGCACCAGGTTTCACCTGCAGCAAACGTGAGAATGACGGCCACAATCCAAATGAACCAGATCATTTCTTCCTCTTCCTCAATGACTCCCACGCCACAGATGCGAGGATGATCGGCGACAGCAGCATGATGACAACCACGCAGATCATGGGGTGCGGGAGATCGTCGCGCTCGTGAGACGCCCGCTGCTCACGCCACCAAACGCGAAGACGCCGCTTCACGACGGCACCCTTTCCACATAGTCAACGTAATGCGGGAACGCCCGCGCAATCGCCCGCGCAACCTCGTCCCGCGTCGTGGTCTTGTACTTCTTCGTTAGGTTCACGATGAACACCTGAATGGACCGAATGTCCCAATCGCGCGGCACGACCTCTATCTGCTTCTGCACGTCCATCACCACAACGACAAGCTCGGGGAACTCACGCAGCCCGTTCCGGTGCGCCGCTTTCGTGTGATCGTCGCAGATCTTCTGAAGCTCCTCAACCGTCTGCCGCATCAGGTCACGCCCACGAGCGTGCGCATCCAGCTTCATGAACAGCCGCTTGCCTGAGAGCCTGATCTCAAGCGGCTCGCTGTCAGGTGCCGTGAACTTGAAAGAACGGTGCGGCAGGCTCACGCGAATGGCCTTCCCAACATCATAGCAACAAAAGTGTTGAACGCCTCTTCCGTCATGTCGCAAGCGACGGTGCCGAGATTGCCATGCCGTTCAATCCTGATGACCGGCAACACGATCACGTCGGCATCGCACGGGTTGCGCGGCTGCGCAGCGTCAGGATTGCGCGAGCGGCGCTCATAATCACAGATGCGAACAACGTTGCCATCAGTCATCGGAGATGCCCTCCGCTCACCCACATCGCTATGGTCAACAGGATCGCCAGCCATCCAATACAAAGAGCGCAAGCGCCTACCGATCCGAGGACTAAAATCTCAAGCCACTGAGCGTTTCTCATACGCCTAAATCGGTCACGCGCGCCATCACGCCAATCCAAGGGACGGCCGCGCAGCTCGTCCTGCCGGTGCCGCAGCAATGTCGCCAAGTCAGGTTGCGGGATGTGCCCCATTGCCGTTGCCCTTGCGATCGCTGATCGGCCCGCGCGTGGTCGATAGCGGCTCCCGCAGGTTAGCCGTTCTCATCCATGTTGCCAATGAGGCCACGTCCAGCGTCGTGCATCCACCGCGCCGCACATGGAACGTGCCATAAGCGTCATCCCAGCAGTCCTTCGCCTCCTGCTCGTTGCGGAAGCCTATAAAGCATTTTGCCTCGTCAAATTCCCCGGTGCGCTTGTCGTACTGATCGATCACGTAGACCGGCAGCGGCCCGTGATCGAGCATATCCCGGTAAGGCCCCACGAAGACGTCCATCCCCTCGTGCTTGCCCTCAGCGCTCCCGGTGCCCCAGAAATGGCCATAGTCGGCCGGCTGTGCGGGTCCGTCCGCCCAGCGCTTCTCACCCTTGAACGCCTCAATGATCACCGGGAGGCCGCAGTAATCGAGCATGGGCAGGTTGTAGTCATGGTCCCGCGTGACGCTGAGCTTGTTGATCGAGTGGTGGTGTCCCGGTCCCAAGGCCGTCCGCGTCGTGACGTAGGGGTCCGGCGGCGGATTCCTCACGCCCTCATGCTCGATGTGCGCCAGCTTGCCATCGATGTACCGGGTCCATGCTTTCCAGCCTTCCTCTCCGAAGCCATTCTCGATGAACCATTCGCGCTCCGCTTGGGTAGCGATCTCGTGCGCCTCATCATCGCTCATCCCCATCACGACAACGAGGAACCGCTCGTATTGCTCATGCAGGTTCAAGGGCTGAGCCGTCTCAAGGCGTCTTCCCACGATGTTGATTTCTTTATCGACACGTCGATCAATGTAGGTCTTTCCTCCTGCCTTGCTGGCGTTGGCGAGGGTCCGCACGTCGTGCTCCCAATCGATCTCAGGCTCCTCGACCGCCTTCGCAACCATCGGGGGCAAGAACGCTCGATCTCCCTGGCTAGGGCGCTTCGCCGCCTGCTTGACCGCCGGCATCTTCGTGCTCTCAGGCTTAACGCCTTCTCCCTTGAGCGCCGCTTCCATCGCTGGTGCTGCCGGTTCGTCGTCTGCTTTATTGATGTCCTTATCCGTGATGTTGCTCCAGCGATTTGCCGATCGGCCGCGCTGGCGCATCTCCTCCAGCGCAACCTGCTTGCTGATGACGCCTCGCTCCTCTGCAGCCAGGATCGACTCTGTGTCGCGCGCAGACACCTCAGCCGACTGCTGGTCCGTCATCTGCCACAACGAACGGAACTCGAAGTCGAAGTCATCCCCGAGCTTGATCCCTTCGCTCGCGGACATGACACGGTAGACCTTGTGCACCCCGACTTTGAGTTCCGATTCCTGTTGTTGTTTGATGCCATCGTAGTACATGCGCAGATCGCTCTCGCCCGTCGAGTTCAATCCGCCGGGCGATTGTCCGAATAACCGCGTCATCGGAATCTGAAGCGCACCAGCGAGCTGATTGGCCATCGCCTCAAGCCCCTCGCCCACACCCGCGATGCCTGACGCGCCGCCTTCCGTGCCCTCGTACTCATCCTTCGTGTCAATGAGCGTGGTACCCTCTATGCTCTGAAACTTGGCCATGAGAGCCGTGAGCGCGAGCAAGCCCTGATAGGCGGTGCCGCCGGTAGCCGCGATCTCGCGCAACCCCTCCACTTTCAGGATGCGGTAGTGCGCCTTATACATGAGCTGCGCCACGCCCATGCTCGCTGAATCGAACGCCACCATGCGGTCGTACAAGCGCTCAATCACCGAGAGGCCCCACAGATTCTCCATGATGCGCTGGTTGTAGGGAAGCCGGATTCCCTCCAGCCGGATCACCCGCGAGTAGTGGATCTTGATGTACGGAATGCCTGGCGCGATGATCGTGCGATAGAATTTCGGGTTGCCGAACTCAGGCCCCATCTCCGTGACCAGATCGCCCGTGCCGATCAGCGCGTCCACCATCCAACGGTCGAGCGGCAGCAACCCTCGGAACTGCCCCTTCTGCACCGTCTCAATGCGTAGCGGCGTTGCCGGATCTTGCCCGTCGATCATGATGAAACAGATTGATCCGCCGTAGAGCCTGGCCCACTTCACCGTCTCATTGATCGCTGGCCAGATGCGCCACCGCACCGCCGCTTGCTTGATCTTCTCGATCAGCTCAGGCTTCACCGTGCTCTGGAGATCGATGCCCGCCCGCGTCATGTCGTCGGCCACGAGGTCGATCGCCACGCCGCCCATCCATGAGCCCCGGTGAATCCACTCCAGCAGCACACGGATGCGCGTTATTGGATTGAACGAGTACGAACTCAAAGAGAGCGCATTGTCGGTCCCGATACCTAACTTGAGCGCAAAGTTCGTGAAGCTGTCTTGTGTTTTCTTGGAAGGAATCTGGCTCGGCAAGCCAGCGCCCGCCGCAGCTAATTCTTGCTTCACCTTCTGCTCGTCACGGACGGCTTGGCGTTGATCGCGTTTGTTGATGCCTTTCGGGATCGCGATACGACCTGTTTTCTTCGCCATCACAAACTCCGTTCCGCGAGCCAGACTTCGTGCGGTCTGCTGCCTTTGCTTCGATTGCAAGAGAAGCACAAAAGCTGAATGTTTGAAATGTAGTTCGTTCCACCCTTAGAGAGAGGTTGTTTGTGATCGATCTCGTACCCCTTCTTGATGCTCACTCTACAAGCCGCGCATCGCCGCTTTTGTTGGTCAAATAATTTGTCTATATCGTCAGCCGTCCACTTCCCCGGAGCATTGCGCTCACGCGATCGACGAGCGTGGTTCCTCGCTTTACAGCTTTGACTGTAACGCTCTGGGTTATCTTTCGCCCATTGGCGCATCCGTTCGCGGTTAGCTGGCAGCTCTCGCAAGCGTTGCAATCGGTGCCTCTTTGGGTTTTGCTCGCGCCACGCCTTCACGCCAGCCACAACATGGGCCTTGTTCTCGTCATACCACGCCCAAAACTTTTGATCCGTGCAGACCACGCAGTGCGCGTCGGAGGTGAACCGCTCAGCGCGGTGCCCCTTGAGACATGGCGTCCCCCGCCAATAGCGCTTCAGCCCCGCCGCTTTGGCTTGGGCTCGCGTCATTACCGGCGGTAGTTTTTTCTTCGCCATCGAAGGTGTCCTGATTCGTCAGGGTCACCTTATCACCGCATCTTCCCGAGCCTGTCCCAAATTGCCAGCCGGCCACGCCGCTGGATTAGACCGTCGAGGGCGTACCGAACGGCATCGGGACCATGATCGTGCTTTTCCAAAACAACCGGCAGCACCTCGTGCGTCTTCGGGTCTTCCTTGTAGCTGTAAATCCGAAACTCCGTGGCAAGCTGCTTGCACCGCTGGTGGATGTGGATGTTGAAGCCTTTGACGTGGGCGATGCCGTCCTCAAGCGATCCTGGCCACTTCTCTGCCGCTTCCATGTTGAAGCCGACGCCACGGCAATAGCTGATCAGCTCTGGGCGTGCGCTGTCCGCCTTGATCGGCCATCGCAGAATATCAGGGATGCCTGGACGCTTGTTCGTATTCGTCCATTTGTAAATGCTCTCATCTGGCGAATCGCCCGCGAACAGCGCCGGCAGCTCGGGGATCTCGATACCATAGCCGTACTGCGCATGGTCGATCCATAGATGCTCCTGGTCGAGCTTGTCGCCCGTGCGCGTGATCCAGCACCGGATCGCCACGGATGGATCAACCGCGAAGCCCCAATCGACGCCGTAGCGATAACGCTCAACCACTTCCGGGGGCTCGAACGCCTCGACGGTGAAGCGGCCCTTGTAGATAATCCGTGACGATAGACGCCGGCATTGCGTACCCCACACCCACTCGTAAATGCCCTTGTCGTCGTCCAGCTCCATCGCCTTGCGCTGCATCTCCAATTCTGGGGGGAAGTATGGATTGTCGGACCAGATGCAGGAGCGCACGAGGAACCGATCGTCCTCCCAACTGCCGCGCTCGCACTTCGCAAACTTGTAGATCGGATCGTCGTCCTCGTGCTGGTTGAACGAGAACCACATCTCCGAGCCCTGGCCGAACGGCCCGAGCGGAGCGCTGCGCCGAATCGTCGGATCGAGATACGTCAACGAGTCCTGCGTCAGCGAGTGCGCCTCCTCGCCCCAAAATAGATCGATGCCGCCGAGAGACTTGATTTGCATGATGTTGGTGTGCAGGCCGCGAAACAGAATGATCGCGCCCGTCACCTTGGACATGATCGCCTTGTCAGTGACCTTGAACCAAGCATCGAGCCCGAGCTGCGTGATCGCCTGCCTCAGCTCGAAGTGCACCGAGTCCGCGATCGACACCATGTATTCACGGCCGCACAGCACGCGCAGCGGAAGGCCCCCGCGCTCAGCCGTGGGATAGACAGTGTGGCACAGGGCGATGATCGCCCGTGCAAAATTCATCGTCTTGCCGCTGCCTCTCCCTCCGAAATATATCTTGTAGCGGCGGGGCCGGAAGAGATCCTGAAAGACGACCGGCGTCTTGACGCGAAAGTTAGTCGGCGCGTTCATTGCTGTGACGCGGATCAAACACCCGGCCGCCCATCGTTGGGATCGGCATGTAGTGCGCCCAATAGGTGACTGTGGGAACGTGCTTCTTCAGTTCGCTTGGGTCACCCTGATACATGAATGTCTTTGAGCCCATCGGGGTGGCAATCCAGATGCGCAACGCATCGCACTCCATCCCCTCGCGCGTGGGCAGCGTCTCGATCGGCAACCACGAGGAATGCTCCAGCGCTCGGAGGAATTGTCGAGCCAGCAACGCCAGATCGCCATCAGGATCAACGCCAATGCCGTCCAATACCCTGTTCGCCAGCACGATCGCGCCATCGATCTCGTTCGGCAAAGTCATTTCTCTACCCTCCTAAGTCCATGCTCAATATCCGATGGCGCGGAGACTATTTCCTTCCATCCCCATTGTGCGGCCCTGGTCACTTGCTCTGGGGTCAGCAAGACGATGCCGCGCTCTATTCTGTCGGTGTGGGTTTCCGTCGTAACAATGATGTCCCCGAAGGCATTGAATGAAATCTCGCGCACCATCACACGAATCCCACAACTGGCGGCGGTCGCTTCGCCTTTGGTTCCTTCACCCGGCCAGGGACGCGACACTCAGGCGTGCGCCCGAACTCCCCGACCAGCTTGCCATCCGGCTCGTAGAACTCGCTGCGGTGTATCAGGTTGTCGTTGCTATGGTGCGTGTGCTTCCGAAGGCCGCACTTCATGCAGGTGCGGATCGTGAGAGCGCTCGACGGCCGATCCGGGGGATCAGCCCACCTGTGCAGGTTCCGAGCCATCGATCCCCTCCGCAATGTACTCCGTGCAGTTCACGAACGCTGGTGGCCCGTTGATCGTTCGCGCCATCGGGATCGGCGCATAGCGCTTTGTCAATGTAATCTGATGACGCTTTCTAAGATCAAGCGCAACCGCCAACACCTCTTTGAGCAC